TACTTGCCATGTATAGTATTTCCTTTCATATTAACTACCAAATGTTGGACTATCAAGAACTTGATGATCTGCACCACCATTAGTTACTGAAAAATCATTATTATTACCAGAACTGTCATTACCTAAATCACTAGCATTTTCAAATTTTAAATGAAAACCAGTAGTACCAAAACTTGTACCACTTGGGTCTTTAGGTATCCACACTCCATTTTTAGTTTCACCAAACTGAGTAGGAGCATAAGATTGTCCATCTGCATATATTACCTCTGCCATATAACCATCAAAAGGATAACCATTATTAGCACCAGTTCCCCAACCAACTGCGTGTTCTCTAGTATTACCAAAACCACCTTGATAATCTTGTGAAGGATAAGTATTATAGGCTAAATCTGTTAGTTGAGTTCCATTTAAATATATTCTTACTCTATCTGCTGCTGTGCTTTGTGTAGTATCAACTCTCATAACAATATGCGACCATCCTGATAAATCTCTAAAAAAAGCACTAGCTTGAACTCTACCACTATTTCCACCATTAAATCCTAAATTTAATTGAGGGTTTTCACTACTAGGTCTAAAATTATAGTTATCTACATCATTTGTTGTTGATGTAACTTGTGCTGAGATTAATTGATTTAAATTAACAATAGAAGTTCTTTTAACCCACATAGATATAGTATAAGTTTTTCTATTTCCTGCACTACTTGGTGTTCTAGTAAGATAAGTTCCTGAATTAGTGCCAATATAATCAAATCTCATAGATTGTTCTATCTGATAATCATAAAAATTTGCAACACCAGACGTAGCAGCGTGAAAAAACTCTCCTTTAAACATATGTAATCCTAAGCAAATGCAAGTTGTGGTGCTCCCAATTGAATTGACCCACTGGCTTTTACAAAGTATGGTATTACATCTACAGCATTCGCAGCTGTCGAAATTGTAAGACCTGCTCCACCAGCAGTTTCATAATCTGTTCCTAATGATAATGTTCTACTTCCAGTACCGTCTTGAATGAGTACAATAATTCCTGATTGTCCTACTGATTCCGTAGACGGATTGGCTAATGTTATATTTCCTGTTGCTGTAAGTACAAAGTTTTGATAGGTATCAAAATCTAATGTGATACTACCAGAGTTAGATGTGTCTGTCAATGTGCTTCCTACAGCACCGGCACCCAACAGCAACTTACCAGCTGCAGACATGTCCATAGTCAGAGGAGTTACAGCACTACCACCGTCATCTCCTTTAAATATGATATCCTTGTCCTGCACGCTAGAAGTAATTACAGCATCGCTTGAGCTGTTACTAAAATCTAATATTGATGTGCCACCAGATTTAAATGTCACGTTGTTACCTGCAGCATCAAGTGCAATGTCTCCTGCAGAGTCTAATGTTATTGTGGTAGCGTCTACTTCAAATGTACCGTCTGCTGTTATTTGTATGTTCGCAGCTGCAGCAGCAGTGTCTGTTGTTTCTATAGTTAACGCACCATTCGTGCCTGCAGTAAATACAGCAGTGTCATCTGTTGATCCTGTCATGGTTATGACCTTGCCGTCTACAGCTACGTCATCCACAGTCAACGCTGTAAGCGTACCCAAACTTGTAATGTTTGCCTGTGCAGCAGTAGAAAGTGTACCTGCTATTGAACCACCAGATACATTGATACCAGCACTGAACACTGGTATTTGGTTCATGGTTACTACACCGTCTGAAGCGATTGATATAGCATCTGCGTCTGAGGCAGAACCAATCTGTCCACCGTCTGCTATCTTTATATCATGGTTGAATATGGCTGTACCAGCATCGCTACCATCAAGAGTTAAAAAAGTAGTGTCTGCACCACCGTCAGTTCCTTTGAAGATAATGTCTGTGTCACTAGCCTGTGCATCTAAAGTTATATTACCAGAAGATGTGGCAATGGTTACAGCAGCGTCACCAGTTCCTATATCATCAGCAGCAGTAGCAGAAGCTACGTATGATTTAATTCTAGAAGCTGCAACTTTTCTGTTCGTACCACCAGCACCATCATCAATTATAAATAAGTCAGCATCTACAATGTCAGCACCAATGTCTGTTGCTCCGTCTATATCTATAGCAGCTACAGGTAATGTTCCTGTATCGCCTGTACCAATCAAAGTACCAGATGCAGTTGGTAAAACTAATGTCGCACTACTACCCGCAGAGTGTGGTGCAGCTTGTAATGTCTGTGCGTGTGCGTTAGAACTTTCACAGTAAAATAATATCTTTGCTTCATTACCTGTTCCAGTTCTTATGTCAATTACACCATCAGTAATTGATACACCACCAGATGAACCATTACCATCCATGATAACTTTACCACTACCATTTGGTAATAAATTAATATTTCCGTTTGATGTAGAAACAATATCGTTTCCATCAACATCAAGGTCACCGCCCAATTGCGGAGTCGTATCCTCTGATACGTTTGATATCGCACTAGATGTTGCAAGTCCTGCTACAACAGCACTTCTTGTAATCTTCTTCAGACCACCACCAGATGTATCTACAGCTAGGAATACATCATCGTTAGCCACAGTAGATATTTCAGATAGAGAACCAACAGCAACTGAGTTGAAGTTTGTACCATCTGCTATTAGTAAGTTACCAGCAGTGTTTGTGCCCATAGTAATGTCATCGCCAGATACTGTCAAGTCTCCAGCTACGGTTACATTTGCACCACTCATTGTAATTGCAGCAGTTGGCGTAGAGCCAGACTTGATTACTAACTCACCACTTGATTGTGATAAGCTACCAAAAGTTGTACCATCATCTTTTAGTGTAACGTCTGCACCACCTGCGTCTAGCACAATGTCTCCACCAGAATCTATGGTAACATCTGTACCATCGTTAGTTATAGTGTCTAATGCAATGCTACCTACGTTGGTTATATCTGCATCGTTGAAAGAGGTAGCACCAAAAGTATTTGAAGCAGCTGTGGATGTAATACCACCGGATGCTGTAAGTAATTGTGAAGCGTTTACAGTGAATGCAGTCGAACCACCAGTTGCTACTGTAATTACATCAGAACCACTGAATGTAATACTTGAGTCTGTATCTCCGTCACCGGCTATGGAGTCTAGCTGTACAGCACCTACGTTAGATAATGCAGCATCACCAAAGTCTACAGCACCTGCTACAGTCAATGTACCTGATACGTCTACGTTACCATTTATATCCACAGTAGTTGCTGCTATTTGTATTTCAGTGTCTGCTACTAAATCAAGCTGTCCGTCTGTGCTGGAGTTTATATAAATTGCAGTATCTCTAAATTGCAACTTCTCAGTAGTTGTCATCAGTATGTCATCAGAGAATTGAAAATAATCCTCATCTTCCATCCATGTTATAATGCCATCGTTGGTCTCCCCATCGAATGTCAAGGCTATGTCTGTCCCTGCTGCCCCTGTACCAAACGTAGGCTGTAGGAATGCTGAAGCTAACTGATCAAATTCTGCATTTAAATCTGAAGCCTCAATAACACCACCATCAACAATTCCAGATGAACTTTGTCTTGTATATACTGCCATTTACCTTCTCCCTCCCGGTGTAAATTCTAATTGAAAACCTTTTATTGCAAAAGGTATGTTTGTACTTGTATCTGTTATCTTGATTGCCACTGAAAAACCAGAGCCCTCGACACTCTGTCTTGTAATAGGCAAATCACCTTGTCCGTATGCAGCTGTGCCAAACAACGCTGTTCCGTACAGAGCACCACTTCCTGATGTAGCCAACGTAATCACATTAGGCTGTGGCGTGTTTACGTCATCGTAGTTGTATCGTACAAATAAACTGGCACTTACTTCTCCTTCAGGTTTCCAGTTTAAGTTTACCCTTTGCATACTTTTTCTAATGCCTGCATCACCCATCACTATGTCTGGTGACCTATATGTAGCATCTATAATGCTTGTACCAGATGCTCTAGTGAACACATTACCTGAATCCTGTTTGTAGATATAACCATCATACCCACCATGTATAGTAGTTTCTACATTACTAATTAAGTCTGAGTCACAGGCAGCAACTTTCAACCCTTTCAAGTCTGAGTATTCGTAACCCATTTGTTTTGTATTTGGGTTTATTTTAATTACAGCGATTAAACCTTTTTGTACAGATTCTAATCCACCAGTAGCAGGGTAGAACAATCTATACTGTGTTTTGTTTTTAATAACTGTTGCTGTGACGTTGTCATAACCAATCTCATTTATTCGTTCCTGTACTTGTTTAGATACAGTACCCAATTCAACGTCACCAATTCTTTCTGTACCAGCGATTGTTCTTAATCCGTCAGCTGATAGGAATATAATATCTCCTCCCAGTTCCTGTATGGAATGATGTGCAATAGTGCCAACACTTTTTGCCACCTCGGCAAGTGCAAAGTTAGATAAGCTAGTTCCTGTAAGTTTAAATATCTTGTTTTCTCCAAATATAAATAATTCATTACGGAAAACTTTCATGCCTGTAACTTCTGTACCTATTTTAAATGATCCTGCACCATCACTAGCGTCAAAATCATCCTCTGCAAACGGTGCACTAAATATCACTTCTGCTTTACTGTTACTCATGCCTGCGTAGAACATGTGGTTGGCAAATGTCTTTACAAACTTTGGTGCTGTTGGTGCTGTCCCTCCACCTGTGCCATTTATTATATCTTCTGCGTAGCTAGTGTTTAGAGTAAAAGCATTGGCGGAACCTGTAGCAATAATAATCTTATCAGTTCCATCAAAATTAAATCTATCAAAATCATATGTATATTCCGTTCCTTTACCTGTAGCTCTACTTGTCCAACTACCACTTGTAGTTCCTGTAAATATTGAACCTCCACGACCAGCAACCACTAGATCATTAAATATCGCACAGAACATTATTCTTTCTGTAGATGAAGATACTTGTGGTACTATGTTTGTGTTAAATTTAGTCGTGCCATTTATTCTACGATAACCACCAGTAATGTCTGGCTCAAAGTTTGTAAGCTGTAGTGCTTCACCCGGAGACATGCTGTACACATCTTTGTTCAATACTAAGCCGCCTGCACAGCTTGCGTTGAATGGTGATATGATCGAGGTATCAGGCATTTATATGTATCCTTGTGTCTCTCATGTATGCTTTATTATTTATATACTCACTTCTTAATATCTGTAATTGTAACTTATATTCAGCCAATGCCATCTGTGCAGCTTGTGGATCAGAAC